TGTCGTTTCCGTTTCCCCATGCGCCACTGATTACCTCGTTTGCAATCTGCTCGTTGCTCTTCTTCGAAGGGTGGAGCTTTGCATTGACGATTGACTGGATGGCATCGTAATCATATCCGGCACTTGCGAGACGGTTGCGCCTATCGTCTCCGTTGCCCCACTGGCCTGCGATTACCTCGTCGGCAATCTGCTCGTTGCTCTTTCCAGCCGGTGCAGGTGCCGGAGCACCTGCCTTGCCCACGTACTTTGCCCACGCGGCGGCGTCCATGTATGCCTTGTCTAGGTCTAGGTTGCCATTGTATCCCGCAAGCCTTCCGGCTGAGCTGTACTGCCTGATAGCACAGTTATACGCGCCCTCGTTCCAAGGGCTGTCTTGGTATCCGGTAGCGTTGTTGCTCGCGTACTGTGCGACCCATGCGCCGCAGTCGAGGGCCTGCGCGACGTCCCACGGGAAGGCACTTGCAGACGCGTAGATGAGCGGCTTGACTCCCGTGCGGTCGATGACTCGCTGGACGAGCTGCTTGAGGTAGCCGGTGTTGCCCCACGCGGAGTTCTCCGCGCTCTCCCAGTCGATGCACGGGATGCCCTTGCCGAAGTATCCTGCGCAATGGTCGATGAAGAAGTCAGCTTCTGCCTGTGCTCCGGCGCCGCCCACGTAATGGTAGAAGCCGAATGGCTTCCCAAGGCTGATGGCCTGCTGGACCTGCGCGTCGCAGGCTCCAGAGACGAAATTCACGCCCTGCGTCGCCTTTACGATTACGAAATCACATGGAACCTTCGAGAGGTCGATTCCCGCCTGCCATCCGCTGATGTCGATTCCCTGCATTGCCATGTCTACTCAGTCCTTTCGTCTACGAACTCGAAGGTATACCCTTTGCATGCCTTCGAATTTTGCCAATTATGAAGCGCGTGGCCGACCGCCGTCACTGCTGACCTGCCTTGAAGTGGCAGCGCTCGCACCGATGAGTGCGCCGATTAGAGCTCCAACTGCGTTGATTGTCGTAACGATTGCGTCAGTGCCAGCCCATCCCCATACTGCACCGATGACGCCGATAAACGTTGCAATTGATGGGAACGCAATTAGAGCCGTCCATTTGAGAATGGTATACAGCTTGTCCGACAGAAAGTACTCTTTCATTTCCTCCGACATCTTTCAATCCTCCTAATCGTCAATCGTCGGCAGCGCCATCATCTCGTCGTAAAGGGTCGTGGCGGTGCCGTTGCCGCCTAGGCTGTGATAGCTCTGATAGGTGCGCTCCATTACTTCCTTGTCCACGGTCGAAGCGTAGCCGTCACGCACGGCATGATGATGCGTCCGCATAAGCTCGCTTCTCAGCAGCGCCCGCAAGGCCGATTTGAAAAGCTCGTTTTCCTCTTCGGTCTTTTCCTTCTCGGCGCGACTGTTCGACAGTGTTATGCCCAGAAGGGCGACGACTGCCGCTGCCGAGTAGATTGCGAACTGCGAATCGATTCCTGGATTCGACACAAGAGCAGCGGTCGCTGCCAGCACAGACGGGATGCACACCCATAGAAGTTTTCCCCAGAATCCCTGCAATTCCGCTCTTTTCCGATTGGTTTTTACACTCCCTTGATTATACGTCACGCGGAGCGGGAATTGCGGGAACGATAAAAAAGGCCCCATTGCTGGGGCCTTCATGCTGCATCTCTTTCTGCTTTTACATCTCTTCTGCCTTGAGGAACTTGGGTCCGATGTAATCGAGGTCGTAGTCGGATGCGGTCGCCCTATCGAGCTTGCTGATGTAGTAGACGAAGTTGTGATACGCGTAGCCATCGGCTGTTCCACCTTCCGCCACGCATACGAACCCATCCTTTGGCTGGCACCCAATGTCGTAGGGGCGCAGGCGCATTCCGTACTTGTAAGTGAGGATTTCCATTGCTGTTCCTTTCTCTCTCCCATCTTGCTGTAACAAGCATACACCTATAACGACCTTATATCGGAAGTTTTTTCAAAATAAAAAACGGGAACCCTCTCGGATTCCCGCATCTGGTTATTTTTTCAAATCGGCGCGTATCAGCTCCTTGATGTAGCCCTGCTTGCTGGGAACGCTGTCGAGCTTTTCCAGAACGTCATCGTCGGTGCGGCGATTCAGCTTCAGGTGAACCTGCCGCGTATTCTCCGCGTCGTACTTCTTCTGGGCCTTGATTTGCGCTTCAGTTGCCATGCGCATCACCTCCGGTTGTCGATTAAGTCTGCCAGCATCGGCCACATGCCCGGCCCAGAGCTGTCTAGGTTGCAGAGTGCGTCGTCGTTGCCGAACAGCGCCCTGCTCGCCATGATGCACCCGTGGCAGTCTCCCACGGTCTTGTACGCGCTGCCCTCGTCGGCGCACCTGTGAGTGCGCAGGAACTCGGCCACCTCGCGGCGCTCGTCATCGGTAATCATTCCTCTACCGCCTTCGCTCCACAGTTGGGGCAATAGCTCAGCGTACCGACTGCGGGCACCGCAGCTCCGCAGGCGTCGCACCTGACAGCGGGGCCGCACATGGCATGGCTCGCGGTCTCGTCCGGCTCCATGTGGCACGTGCGCTCCGGTTCAGGTTCTATGAGGTCGGCAAGATGCGACATACCTATCCTCAGCCCGTTCTCTGTGTTTGCGTAAAGCCCCATCCCAAACAGGGTGCCGTTCAGGTGGTAGTACCTGCCCTCTTTCACCACGTCAAGCGGGCCGCGCACCCAAGCCGCAATCTCACGGCGCTCGGCATCCTCGGGTAGCTCGATATTCATTTGACTTCCTTTCTCTTTCTCCGTTCGTTAGTCTTGTCCGTTTCTGGGGCGCGGTTGAGAACCTTGTTGCGCAGTTCCGCGCAATCGGCGCTCGGATAGGTAGGCGCCACCTCTTTGCGGATAGCAGACGCGCATACAGCCACGCCATATGCAATGCGCGGTTCCGTGAGGTCTTCATCACGCATATAGCCCCGGTAAAGCCTGTCCACCTTGGCCAGCGCCCTCTCCCACGCCTTGCAGCGCTCGCGGTACATCTTCATGCGGTCGCGCGTCTTGGACAGCTTCGATTCGAGTCCTCGGCTGTGGCGCTCTAGGTTGGCGTACCGGCGCTTTAGGTCGGACAGCTCTTCGGCGTAGCTCAGGGCCAGCGTTTGGTAGTCCTGCATCACGCTGGCACCGCCCCGAACAGGGCGAGCACCGTCCACAGCACAGCCGGAATCACCACGTAGTCGATGAGCCAGCAGAGCCCGATGAACCCGACCGCTGCGCCAGCGGCCCTGAGCTGCCACGGGAAGCGCGCGTGTCGTACCCCGCACCTCGACGGTGCCTTTGCGTCCCCAGTAAATTCCATGTCCTTCATTGTTCTTCTCCGCCCCTCATTCGGTACTCTAGCCATTCGCCCGTGAGCGCGTGATGCAGGTAGTTCTCGGCCTTGCCCAGCTCTATGTCTAGAGCGTCCTTCCTGCCGGCCCTCAGAAGGTATTTGAGCGCGTTCCCGACGTCCCATGCCTGCGCCATTCCGAACCCTTCTGCGGATTCGACGCGCTCCATCACGTCGGCGATAATGTCCTCCGCTTGGATGCCTCGCATCTCGTAGCGTTCGCTCCCGTCCGCTTTCTCCATATCGTTCCTTTCTCTCTGGGATTCGCAGTGACGGCCTGTCTCTCGATGGTATGTGCCGTTTGCCCTTTCCCTTCCTGATGTATCTAAGTATATACTATTGTTTCAGAAAATGAAAGCGTTTTCGCAAACTTTTGAAAGGTAGTTTCTGGCATAGAAAGGCCACTGTTTCCAGTGGCCTGTGTTCAATGTTTCTGTTTTCCTTCCATCTTCAAGCGCTCAATGTCCCAACTCATCTAGACGGAACCACGTGTTCACGTCGTAGCCCTTCTTGTCGGATTCCGTCATGTCCACGACCTTTCCGCTCCAATGGAACCGTGAGCCTTTGTAGAGAAGAACCTCATCGTCGGGCTGGAAGTCAGTGTCGAAGATTGTGTTTGCCATTTCGGGGTTCCTTTCTCTCGCTTTCCCCTATTGCGGTTACTAGTATATACCTATACCGAGCAGTCGCAAGCGAGAATCCGAAACTTTTTTGCCCATATATGGGTGCGGCCCGCAAGGTCGGGACTTACGGGCCGCTAGAGAAAGGAGCACCGGCATAGGTGCGGCTACATTCTACCACGGAGGAACCTGCGGAGCGCGTCAAGCTCGGCTTTGAGGTGGACAGCCTGCGAAAGCCCGCGCTCGGTCATAGCCCCAGAAGCTCCTTGGCTGCTGCCGTCCTTGCAGCGTAGTCCGAGCGTCGGCGGTCTTGCCCATTGAATGCCACGGGGACGCACATGTCCATGATGCGGCTGTAGATTCGCTGCTCCCCGATTCCGTCCGCGCTCATGAGGTCGCGTGGGTTGATGTTGGTCGTGATTATCAACGGGAGCTTCGAGCGGTAGCGGGCGTCGATGATTGACGTCACCTGCTCCGCCATGTACTCGGTCTTTCTCTCGGTGGCGAAGTCATCGATTATCAGCAGGTCGAACTTCTGAAGGCTGTCTATGTACTCCTGCTTTCCAGCGAACCCGTTTTGCAACTTGTTCACTATCCTCTGGAAGTTGGTCATAAGGCATGGCGTACCGTTCTCGATTAGTGCGTTCGCTATGCAGGCGGCTGCAAAGCTCTTCCCGCTTCCCACGTTCCCGTAGAGCATGAGACCCGTACCGTTCTCCAGCATCTGAGGGAACTTCTCGACGTAGCGCTTCATCGCCGCCATCGTCTTCGCATCCTTGCCATCATCGTTGGCGAACGTCCAGTCACGCATCTCTGAGTCAGGGAAGCCCGTGCGGCGCATCCTGTCAACGCGCTGCATTCTCTCGCGTGCCCTGTCCTCTTCCTTGAGCTTTTCCTCCCTCTCGATTTCGCACCTGCACATGCAATACGGCTTGATTGCCCTGCCGCCGAACTCGACCTCGCATTGCTTGGGCGTGTGGCACTTTCCGCAGTAGAGAAGGCCGTCCTTGATGTAGTCGCCCTCCTGCGGCTTGTGGTTCTGGGCTGCCGCCTTGGCAAGCCCCTCGATGATTCCGTTTGTATCCATATCCGTTTTCCTCCTTACTTGTTTTTCGGCGCGTATTTTCCCAGCCCTAGAACCTTGTCTACCTCTTCGTCTCCGGTGCTCTGGTAGTAATAATCGGCATCTATTTTCTTATCGAATCCACTTTCCTGTGCCCTTCTTGGCTGCTGGGAAGACTTCTGCCTGTCCATGCTAGCCCAGTTACGAATCGTCGCCAGATGGTTCTTGTAGGTCTTTCCAGTTGAAGCCATGTAAGAGCTAAGCCTTTCGACTCTCTCTTCCCAGTCAGTGGGGAACTCTGCTTGCAGCTTCTCCATGTCTGAGTCTGGGAGAAGGACGTTTGAGTACTCCCCGTACTTGTGGCGCGTCTCCCTCTTCTGCGAGGGCCTATCGCATTTGATAGATGGATTGATAATAGACGGATTACTGATAGATGAATCTTTGTTGCTACTTTGAAGTGGTACGGGGTCGCACTTTGAAGTGGTACCCCCGTCGCACTTTGAAGTGGTACCCGTATCACTTTGAAGTTGTACGGGGTCGCACTTTGAAGTGGTACCCGTATCACTTTGAAGTTGTACGGCCTGTTCAGTTGGGCGATAATACGCACGAGTGCCGACCTCGCTATTCTTGACTTTTTGATGATATAGCAAGCCGAACTTTACCAGCTTCTTGAGCCTGCGCCGTACCGCTTCTGGGTTGAGGTGCATAATCGGCAGTTCGTCGCATACGTATGAAGCACTGACCCACCCATATCCGACGCCGTCTATTACGCGCTTCTCCATGCCGTCAAAATAGAAGTCCATAATCCATCGCAGAATCATGAGGTCGCGTTCGTCTATTGATTGATGTTCATCGCGCAGATTAAGGACTTGCTCTTGGCTGAAGCCGAATATCGTGTATTTCATTTTCGCCACCACCTAAAAAGAAAGCCCCGTCACAGGTTGCAGCTGCGACGGGGCTTTCTATTTTCATGCCGTTAAGGCTTGAAAAGCTATGTCATTTGCAAGGCTGCAACCCTCGCGTTCTTAAATTATAGCATCACGATTCCTCGATGTTGATGTGATTGATGTACGCCATGAGCTTCTTTTTCATCTTGTACTCGGCTGTCTTGAATCCCTTGCAGTCTTCCACGACAACCTTACCGCCGCGATGGTAAACGAAGTCTGCGACGTACTTCATGCCACGGTATTTCACGCCGTCGCACTCGAAGCTCGGCAGAAGCTCGAACGGAACCTGAAGGCGCAAGTCCTGAATCTCGCCCGCTTCCTCCATACCTCGAAGCTTGGTATACCGCTTGGCTTCCTTGGCGCTGTCGAACTCGATGCCGTCAACGACCGTCTTCTTCGCGTGGTACTTACTTACCCGTGCTGCCAAAGCCGTCACCTCCCCTCTCGGAATCGTCAAGCTTGTCAACGACGTCAAAATCCACGTACTCGCATGGCACGATTACGAGCTGTGTAATCTTGTCCCCACGCTCGATGACGTGACACTTTTCGCTGTGATTGTAGAGCTTTACCTTGATTTGCCCCGTATATCCCTCGTCGATGACGCCCTCGGACGTGATATCGTGCCTGACGTTCAGCCCCGATTTGCTCTTCAGCATGCCGACGTAGCCGTGCGGCAGCTGGATATGCACGCCAGTGTCGATGACGCGCGAACCCCTCGCGGGAACATACGTGTCGATTGGCGAGCGAAGGTCTGCCCCTGCGTCCGTGCCGTGGGCACGCACGGGAACGAACGCGCAACTATCGAGTTTGATTTTCATTGCCTTCATCCTTCCCGAAGCTGTATCTTGCATACCTTGTGGCCTGTCCGTAGCGGTTCTTGCCGTGCTCCCGCTCCGTGTGTATATCGTGGCCGCCCTCCTTAAGCTCGAAGATGACAGCCGCTAGCCTTGTCACTCCAAGGTCTTTGAATGCGTCCAGCGGCGTTATGCTGCCGAACTCGCGTATGTAGTCGAGAACCATCTGCTTCTGGCTTGCCATCGCTTCACCCCCTTCTCTAGACGTAGTTGCGCCCGAACATGCTTATAAATTCATCAATTGTCCAGCCGTAGTGCGCCATCGCACGCTTCTGCGAAACCTCCTGAAGGTACTCTTCGAAAGGGCGGTTGAAATGCACCGCATAGTCGCTCATGTTGTGCGCGTCTGGCGATAGGAAGACGTACAGGCCAAGCTCGATTGACTTCTTTCGGTTCGGGCCGTGGAAGACCTCGTGACGTACGAGCCACGGTTCGCGCTCGTCGTACCAGTCAATCAAGACACCATGACGCTCGTCGTACCACTCGCCGCACCCGAGTATGCTATGCTCTTTCATCATCCCTCGCCCTCTACGTACTTCAGCCGTGCGATTTCCTCGCGCGTGAGAACCGGGATGCCCTGCGCTTCGCATTCCTCCCTCGCCCCGTCGATGAGACGCGAGAACTCCGTCGAATCCATGTGACTCGAACCCTTGTAGACGCGGTAATGCGTGAACTCGCGACCGCCAGCGAATCCCGTTCCGATTTCCTCGAAGTATCGGAAGTACCCGGAAACGTCGATATCGGAACGGACGCTCACGACCTCGAAAGGCGCGTGCTCCTTCAGCATGCGGAAATGAAGCTCCGAGGTCGGTATCCTCAGGACTCGCCCGAGCTGGTTGACCATCGACCAATAGTAGGCGTTCTGGGTGAGCGTGCGCTTGCGCTTGCGCTCCTTGATTTCGTAAATCTGCTCGCCCTTCGGCTGCGAGAACAGCCAATGGATGATTTCCTCGGCTGTTCCAATCATGCCGCCAATCATTCCGCCCCGCCCCCTTTCCAGATAGGGGCGGGATGCTTCAGAGCACCCCGCCCCGTTTCAGTCTTTAAAAAGGCAAATCCTCGTCGTAGAACTCGGACTGCGGGGTCTCGGCGTAGGCCTGCCGGGCGTTCCACTGCGGCGCGGGCTGCGCCTGCTGCTGCGGCTGATAGCCCTGCTGCTGGGGCTTGCGGTTCTGCATAAGCTCGATTTCGTTGGCGATGATGTCTACCTTGGAATGCTTCTGCCCGTCCTTCTCCCAGCTCGAATAGTGGAGCTTGCCCGAGATTGCGACCTTCATTCCCTTGGCGAGAATGTCGCTCAGCGCCGTTGCGCGGTTGCCGAAGGTCACGCACTCGAAGAAGTTGGGAACGTCCTCCCACTGCCCCGAAGCGTTCTTTCGGCGGTCGTTGACCGCGATGCCGAAGCTCAGAACAGGCGTGCCGCTCTGCGTCGCTCGAAGCTCTGGTGACCTCGTCAAATTTCCCGTGATTGAGACGTTGTTGATGCTCATTATTCGACACCACCCTTGTTGTTCAGCTCTTCGAGCTTCTTGTCGTATGCGTCCCCCATGATGTGGCGGAAGACGGCGCTGGTGGTCG